ACCATACATTGTTTTCCAATTGTCTTGTGTTTGCTTTGTGAACTGGTTCCATTCCACTCCACTTCCTTTTGCAAGAGTGGCAGGTTCACCTTTTCTACCTGGTTTTTGTTCTGGTCTAGGAACTACTTTTTTGTCTAGATTTGCAAACTCTGGGTTTACAATTTTAACAGATTTAGGGTTTAAATCAGGCAAATCTTTTATTCGTATTTTGATTGGTGCTTCGTTTAACTTTTGAAGTGCTGATTTTATAACACTTTCGCTTACACCTTTTGGTTTTAAATCCATTGATAAGAACTTTAAGTCTTTAATTTCTTGGTCTGCATATGTTGACCAATTAGGCTGTAGTAAACTTAACCTTTTGTTTATATTCCTAACTTGGTTTAATGTTTCTGGAAATCTTTTTATTCCTGTAATTTTTTTAATTAACTCTTTATTCATTTTTAAGTTGCTGATGAACTCTGGGTTTGCCCAATTTTCTTCATTTAAAAAATCAGTAAATAATTTTTCACTAAGACCTTTACTAAAAGGATTACTAGGTGTATAATTTGGATTATTTTGCTTTGCAAATTTTGTATCTCGATTCAATAGTGCTTTTGTAAATTCTTCTGATCCTTTTATACCTTCTCCTGATACTTTTCTCTGAAACAGATCATTAGATTTAATAACGTCAGAAATCTTATCATTTGACATTACTTTATAAGGTGCGTAAAATTTTTCTATTTTTTTGTAGAAACCTGTAATAGATTTCTTATAGTTGTCTGCTAAGTTTGATGTGCCAGGAGCATTATCTATGCTTGGTACTAGGTTCTTTGTTGGAGTATCAGATTTAATTTTATCATTGTCAGTTCCAGTGTATATTGTAGGTGAAAAATCACTATCATCTAAAACTTTTACATATCCATCTCTATAAGCATCAACATATCCAAATACTTGATGGAATTGTTGGTCTTTATAAGAGGCTATGGTGGCATTTATATTTTCAGGATCTTCTTTGTAATCTTTTTGTAATTGCTTTGGAGAAATATCTTGTCTAGAACCTATGCCGCTAAAACTATCAAACTCACCTTCTATATTGAAAATGATTATTTGTTTATCTAAATGTGGTATATCTTTACCTTTTATTTCTTTTTTATACTCTTTGTTTTTAAATGCTGAAGGATTTTCATCTGATTTAGTAGTAAGTTTTTTAGGCGTACCGTCTGTATTATGAGTTCTTTTATACTTGTAATCCCATTCATCTGGAGTTAAATAATCTGCAGAAGATTTTGAAAAAGTGACTGGTAAATCACCAAGTGTATCTTTTGCTCGCCTGTTTGCGGCTTTTCTTTCTTGCCCATCTGGACCAAAATATCTTGGATCTGCGTTTGGATCTATGGCTTTAGTATTTTTAGGATCTAATATGCCATATTTTTCCATCTCGCTCTGCGTCATTGTGGGTTCATTAGATTCTGGGTGAGGCATACCTAGACGCCATTCAGGATATGCTTTTTGTAATTTCGCAACTGTATCATTTATTACGTTATAACCGCCTACTTCTAGAAGATTATTTTCGCCTAGTGATGTTACTAACTCATTTATCTTCATTCTTAGACTCTTTGATCCTTTGGAAACCTCTAGCAAGTTTTATAGGATTTTTACCCTTTATGCTGTTGATTAACCTTCTCTCCAAGTCTAATGCATCTTTTTCGTCAAATTGTTCGTGTAACTGTGCTATTAAGTTTATGGCACTATTCACAATATGGTCGCCTCTGTTTTTAAGGACTTGCTCTTTGTCTTTTTCTAGTACGATGCTGTTTAATTCTTGAAGTAAAGTTTTTTTCATTATTGTTTCCCTAATAGCAATATTTATCTTCTTTTAACTTTTCTTTTTAAGAAAATCTTTCAGCATCGATCCCTGAGCAATGATATCTCCCGACTCTTCTGTGTGATCCGGACTAATTTCATCTTTTATACTGCTTGAACGTTTTAAAGTGTTAATTAAACTACCTGCAACCATTGTGTCTGTGTCTTCCTCGCCCTCATCTAAATCTTCTATTCTCAATGTTTCAGGAACAAATTTTAAGTCTATTTTAGTCCCAACACCGCTACTAGAACGTGTTTTCATAAATTGTAATTGATATCTGCCACGTTCTCTCATAGCATTACTTGTAAAAATACCAATAACATTATCTGCTGTTTGTATTTTACTAATACCGCCTGCAATATGATGGTGGTCAAATTCTATTTCTTCTACTGCACCTCTGTTTAACTGCGATGCTGTGACCATTAACACATTCCATTCAACTGCTAGATTACGCAATTCTTCAGACACATACTTGTCTTTGATAAACAAGTCTCCTGGGTTAACTCTATTACTAACAGGCATCATTAGATCTAAATAATCAATAATAACTGCATCTACTTGCACACCACTTTGTATTTCGTATTCTCTTAAAAATGCTTGTATATCATTTGCTGTGACGCCGTTGCTCAACTGTTTTACTCTAAGTTTACCTGCGCCTTTGCCTTTTGTTCTCACTTTTAAATCAACATCATCGATGTTTTTCATAACTTCACTAGTACCGTATCCGCTAATCATACTGTCAAGTCTCATACTACATAGTTGCTCACTCAACTCTAAACTAATTAAAACTGTGTTTAATCCACTTTGACTCCAATTGAGTGCTAAGTTTTGTAAGAATAAACTTTTACCTGCACCAGAACCACCTGCAAAAAATGTAAGTTCTCCTCTATTCAGTCCACCATACAGTTTTCTATCCATTGCCTGCCAACCAGTACTGATTGCACCTGCTTGGTTTTTAATCCATTCTAAACGTTCTTTGGGATTGGCATAGTAATCTAATCCTAAATCTTTTACTAATCCTATTTGACTTGCTTCTTTGATTTTTACTTCAACTGTGCCATAATCTTTGCTTTCTAATAAATCAGTGCTGTCAAGTATTGCTTTTTCTAATGCCTTATGTCTACAGAATGTTTCAAACTCATCCATAAACCATTCTACGTGTCTGGCGTTGAACTCTTCCACTTTCTCTAGTTTTATGTCTGCAGATGCTTCTATTTGCTCAATAGTAGGCATACTGTTATATTCTTGAACGTGTTCTTTTATAAATGTAATAGCATTTCTAAACTGTCTATCAAACATATATGGTTGCACAATACTGTTTACTCTTGCAATAATATCGTTATCCGATACCATAAAACGTAAAAACAGTTCTTGCATTTCTTCGTTGTAATTCATATTCTTCATAACATTTTACTCTGCACTTCTATTTTAATTTTATTAGATATACTATGTTTAATTATACTATCTAATGTCAAAAGTTTGCCATATTTGAGTACAGCATCGCCTACATCTTTGCAATCATTATGCCAAGGCGGGAAACTTACTTCCCACCCCACATCTGCAACTGCTCTAATTAATTCTTTACCTGGAGCATCTCTGTCTGGGCAAAGTATTACTCTTTTCTTTAAAGAGTTTATTTGGTTTATCTGTTGCTCGTTGATAGTATTACCCAAGCAACTTATACCATTTATCAGCATTGCATCAAATACGCCTTCCATCAGTATAATAGTTTTTGTATCGGTGAATATATGATTATCTAAACCAAACACATATCCAGGTTGACTGTTCATCAAATACTTTGGTGTTTCTTTGTTAGGAGGATTTATGTGTCTTGCTGTGTATCCGACTAACTCCTGATTATACACAAATGGCACAATCACTCTGTTTCTAAACTGCAATTGGTTGCTGTAATATAATTTGTGTTTGTTTATTTGCCTGTTTACAGCATATTCATATACTGCTGTTGCTTCTGGAGGACTAGTTTCGTCTAGTTCTTTCCAATGTTCTGGCATCTCAACTTTTTTAAACTTCTCAAACTTAACTTCAAAACTATCTTCTATGTCGTCAAATACATCTTTATGTCTCATTAGATTTAATACAACTTCTTTGACAACTTTGTCTGTTGTACCTAGCCTATTAGAAAGATCTCTAAGTTTTTTACCTATTCGCGGACTAGGTGCCCAACCAGTAGTATAGCCGCAATTAAAACAGTTGTAACTTATCTTAGCACCACTAGTAATAACTCCTGCTCTACCTCTTGTATCATTACACATAGGGCAATCAAACGTATTCCACCCACTAGGTGTACGTTTAGTTTTAGCCGGCATATAATCCAATACTAGATTGTGTACCGATGTAACCAAGTCAGATAATTCCATACTTTAATTATACTAGAAGTAAAAGGATTTGTCAAGTATTAGTTTCTTAGTAAAACTTTTTCTACTGTGCCTGCATTAGAACTGTTTGGACTGTATTGGAATCTAATACTGTTGAAGTTGCCTGTAAAGTTGTACGGCAAGGGGCCTGTCGCATTTGTTAACGGTATTCTAAATATTTGTGTACCCAAAGGATCAATACCAAACCACATAGCATCACTCGAAGATGCTACTAAATCATTATTGCCTTGCACATAAATGTTGCCTGAAAAGTTAGTACAATATACTGCAAGTGTGTGTCTAGCACCTCTAAAGTTTTTACGTGAGTTGCCATCTAAATTACCACTTTGAAAAATATTAGCACTATCGCCATCATTAATATTACTAACTTGCAACCAAGTATTTGCTGTTTGGGTAGCCGCTGGTACCTTGAGGGCATCGTCTTTAACTATCACAGTAATACCTAACTTGTTATTTTTATCAGCATAGATTGGTGTTTTTGAACCATTTGAATCAAGTTGGGAAATAATAAGTTTATAATTACCAACCGCTAAATCATTTAAATCATCTTCTGTTAAGGTTAGTTTTGCACTACCTTTATCTAATTCTGATGTTAAAAACTTTGTTAAAACTCTTTCATTATTTTCAAAACTAATTAACTCAGCCTGAAATTCGCTATTACTAACGTTTTGTAATTTTCTATCTTTATTCCTAACATCAAAGAAGTAATCGTTATCCATTCCTTGATATGCTATAATTTCTGTTCTATTCATCGATGAGTTTTCCAAGTAAGAGAAAGTATCTCCTATAACTATATTTATCGCAGAGTTGTTATATTTGTATAAAGTATAATTTGACATATTCTATTCCTGTAGTACTATTTATTTAAAAAGCATAAATAAAAACAATGCCTGATAGCAAACAAACATTTAATCAACAAGAGATTGAAGAGAACTATCCTTTTCTCACCTGTATCAATTATGGTGGAAAAGATTACCTAGGTATAGTAACCAATCGAGATAAAACTTTTTTAAGTATGTTTGATATGGATTTAATATCTACTCCTGAGAATACAAAGAGATTTGTAGAACTTGGTGAGAATTGGTGGTGGGAAAGTAACAGACAAATACCAATTGACGTGTTCTTGTTTCAAGAACTTATTCCTTTTAGATATGCTATTCGAACTTTCGAAAACAAACACATAGAAGTAAAGTTTGGCCCAGTAACCGAAATTAATAACTTGGTCAAAAAACGTATTAAAAGACGTACAATTACTTTAGTAAAGAACGTTCCTCCTAAAGACTCTCAATAATTTTATTCAGTTGCACCACAATACTAACCGCATAACTTAATGCGTGGCTTCTTTTAAAGAAGTAGTCTTCAGTCTTTTCCCATACTTCTTTTTCAATAACTTCCCAAGTATGACCCACCAAATGCCTTTTACCAGGTCTAATCATTGCAAGTATCATTGCCAGTTGCTCTATACTTCTTGGAGGGTGTTGCTCTATGATATCAAAATGATTGCCGATATGTGCTAGTTGCTCAACAATTTCTTTATATTCAAATAAACTCCAATTGACTTCTGTTTCTAATAGTTTATCTAGATGTTTTTCATTCTCAATACCATTATATATACTGTTGTTAAGTAAGTCTATTTTAAAGTAACCTCGTTCTTCTGCTTCGTCATAAGGTATAGTCGAAATGTTCTGTATTGGATACTTTGGAATGTTCTGTAAATACACACCAGAATTATGTTTGGTCAAGTCTCCGTCTTTTTCTTGGCTGGCATTAACATATCTAGGTAATTTATCTAATAGCAAATCTCTATTAGCCAAATCGATATCTACATCAAAATCTAATTTCATATGTTTGCCTTTTCACTTATTTCCTGTACTGCTTCAACTTCTTCTGGATTCTTTCTGAATAAGTCTCTCCAAAATACTGGATCAGCAATTTCTTTTATCATTTCAATTTGTTCTTTGTTAAATTTAGTCCAAAGACCTTGCCCACTTTCAGTTAAAAACATTAACCAAGGAGATATTTTTCCTGCTTTAATATGAAAAACTGCAAGTGGTGTTGTCACATCTTTAAAATAATTTTGTAAGTCTGTGTTGTGTTCCTTTGCCCATTCAGTCATTGTTAATATTGTGCGTTCAATTGCCTTAAGAGCAGGTTCTTTTTTAA